ATATCTACCAGTGCCAGTAGCATACCAACTATCAGTATCAAAAACTACAGTGTCAAAAAGACAGACATAAGGACTAGCTGTCGTTAAATTAGCACTTCTAGTGGCATGAAACATAGGGACTTTGGCATCAACAATACCAGAACTATCAATCGTCATAGCCGTATTCCCGTTAGTCGGGTCTTGGATTTCGGAGACTTTCAAAATGCTTGTCATTGTGCAATCTCCATAAGTGTAAAAGTGCTACCCTCTTCAACCCCAAGTGTTGGATGCCCCGAACCCCCAGATGCTGATTTGTATTGTAATTTATATGTGGTGGCTGAAGTTGTTGATGGGCTGTCCAGATATGACATACATACCCTAAATAATTGCTGCCCAAAAACTGTCCCAGAGCTACGGGCATCTAAATAAAAACCAGATTTTTGATGTATAACTGTGCTTCCTCTAACCATTGCGTAATAAGGAATAGGAAAGGTAGAGCCATTGTTAGTGAAAGCCCCCAAATCAAACATCAATAAAATCTTGTTAGAAGTGCTTTTGGGCGTAACGGTTAATGTAGCACCAGTAATATCAACTAAAGATGTCTGTGAAGAAGAAGTCTGATTGGCTGACGTTACTACTTGACTGACATGCACTACATGCCCCGGAATATTTACACCGTGACCGCTGGTCTTCTCAACAATGTCATCAACAAAGAGCTTACTCATTGTGCAATCTCCGTCAGGGTCAGTGAGTAAGCACTGCTATCATGCACAATTTTTACATTGCCGCCCCCAGATGACCTAAAGTATGGCTGGTATGTTAATTGTGATGTGCTTGTTGCTGTGTAGCTTCCACCAAAAACAGCAGGGGGCCACCTTGAAGCGGATTGAAGACCCATCTGATAGTCTGCGGCCCCCGCCATGACAGCGTAGGAGCCACTACCAATTTTCTGATACATTTTCATCCATATAATATCACTTTCACAATCAACCATTGATAACGTGCAATCTATTAATATTATATTTCCTGATGCTTTAGGAGTAATAGAAGCTATGATACCTGATGCTGTGAAGGTTTGCGTTGCAGCTTGTATATTTGAGCTACTAGCCACATAAGTTCGCACACACTGGATAACATGACCCGGAATCTGCACACCGCTACCGCTGGTAGCTTCAGCAATATTGTCTACATTTATTGTCGAAGCCATCTATGCCTCACAGTATTGTTAAGTTGCCGTTCACCGTAATCGTAGTGGACGAACCTATTGTTAAAGGACCAATCGCCAAGGCGTTCTTGGTTGCCCCTATTGTTGTGTTCTCTGTTACGCTCTGATCGTTTGTACGAAACACAGCCGTATCAACTATTGTGTTTGTTGTCTGAAAGGACGTTGCGGTAATCTCACCAGCAAACGTGCCGCCAGACGATTTCGACACTGTATCAGTTACGGTGAATGCGCGATAGGCTCTAATTACAAGTTCGTCGTTTAAGGCCGCGCCTGTCCCTAGCGTTATTGTGTCTCCGCTACTAGCTGTAAAGTCTGAACTATCCAGATGCACACCGTTTAGATAAACGTCTACGTCAGTGCCGCTGAACGCCAGTATAGCACCGTTAGCATCTGCACCAGTAAACGCAGTCTGACTTGCTGTAGCCACATATTTGAATAGCTGCATGCCGTAGCTGGTCGGCTGGTCTACGGCGCGACCAAAGTAGCGCACAGTAATAACGTCACCATTTGCAGGGGCGGAGGAAAATGTAAGAGTGTTTGCCTGCGCTGTGTAAGCTGCGCTGGCCCCCGGTTCCTGAACCACGTTCCCTATGGTTACGACAATAGCCTCACCGCTCACAACATGCTGCGATAAAGTGAACGCAGTGGCGCTCCCTGTTCCAGTAAACTTCTGGAATGTTATGTCACCTATGTTTGGGTCTATGCCTATGTATGCCATTTGTTTCTCCTATGTAACAGCATATCTAAGAACCACAATTCCAGAGCCACCCGCTGCGCCGTTAGTATTACCGCCGGAAGTTGTTGATACGCCACCAGCACCATTGCCTGTGTTAGCAGCACCAGCAACACCATTTGTATTACCTTCCACTCCTTGACCGCCAGCAGCGTAAGTTACATTTGAGCCTGTTCTAAAACTATTTGCACGACCAGCACCACCAGCGACTGTTCCACCATTGGCGTTGTTCCCAGCACCGCCAGCACCGCCACCAGACGCTGAACCGCCATTGGAACCATAAGCACCACCAGTGCCACCAGCATTGCCGTAACCAGTTACATTAGTTGTTCCAGAATATGTATCTTGCGTGGATGCACCACCAGTGTTGTTGTTCTCTGGACCACCAGCGCCACTTCCACCAGCCTGACCATTTGTGCCATAATCAGTTCCACCGCCACCGCCTTTTGCAGTGTAGCCAAAAGCAGTGCTATCTCCACCATTACTTGCTGGTGCGTTTATATCACTTGATGCTGCACCACCAGCACCTACAGCCACTATGTAGTTTCCAGCAGACACGGTTTGACTTGTGCCTTCTACAAGACCGCCAGCGCCGCCGCCGCCAGTAGATCCTGAATAACCTTCAGCAGCAGCGGAACCACCACCACCTGCTACAATAAGAAAATCTGCGGTCACATCTGCACTAGCTTGAAATACACCATCATCTAAAAAAGTATGGACTATATAAGTTGTTCCACCACTCTCATAAGATGTTATAGTGCCGCCGGAACTGACGAGTCCTACTTCCACCCCTGCTGATTTTATTTTAGATATAGGCATCTAGTTATTCCTTATCATCACTCAGGCTTGGGGTTATCAGATTTAATTTTAGATACATTCACTTGCCAAGCATATAAACCTTGTTCAGTAATGTATTCAAGTTGCTCGGCGTATGTGCCGTATGCTTCTTGTCTCGCTTTAATATAGTCGGCACGATCATCTGTTGGAGTTTCGATTGTTTTAGCTGTTGCTGTCCTAGTTTCACCTGCGGAAAGAAAACTAGGTTTGGTTCCGGTTTTTGGTGCGTACTGTAATGCCAAATCATCCAAGTCCGCCTCTGTCATATCCGAAGATAAAACAATCTCTGCCCAGCTATTATCAGGGTATCGCAAAGTAGCGACACCGTTTTCAATTTTTTCAACATTATACTTGGTCATGCGACCGCTCCATGAACTGTCCCAGTATTATTCATTGTTACTGAAGTTCCGCTAACAGCGGCTCCAGCAGCGCCGCCAGCAGATCCAGCACTCCCCGTGCCGCCGCTAACTGCATTTCCATTCGCGCCAGTCGATCCCGCTACGCCTGCAACAGCGTAGGTCGATCCCGCGCCGCCAGCGCCGCCCGTGCCAGCATTTGTGCCGCCAGCGCTCCCGCTTGAGCCTGACGAATTTGTTTGATTATAGCCTTGTCCTAGCCCACCAGCCCCGCCTGTTCCGGCTGAAGTAGTTGTTTTTGCTTGACGATATATTTCATATTTCCCGCCACCGCGACTAGCACCTCTATGATATTCATTACTTCCAATCCTTACATAAGATGGAAATCCACTAGCACTACCAATATTACTACCCCAATATACATAGCTAGTAGCGCCGTCATAATAAATATGATAAGAATTCACATTCCAGTAATAGCCGGGGTTTATTTGAGAGCCATTAGAAAAGTTTGAGGCAGGCTCTCTACCCCCATCTACCTCGCCAGCGCCGCCAGCGCCGCCCTGACCGCCTCCGCCGCCTCCACCAGCTAATAAATTTGTGTTGTTTATAGTCACATTAGAGGCCGCATTAGTTATTGCATTGCCACCAGCCCCGCCATTCGATGCGCCGCCAGTGCCAAGAATACTGCCAGCGTTATCAATAATGAGAGTGCCAGCCATGTTGCTTGCTATTGTTATAGCGGCTGTCCCTCCTGTCCCACCAATGGTAACACCAGATGGGACGGTGATTCGCTTCGGTGTAGTCCCTGTCCATACTGAAGAAGTGAACAGAGATGATGCGGCCACATTTGTACTATTAGCCAGTGTCACGCCAACCTCGCCCTGAAAATACTGCTTCCAACTTCCAGCGTCTTTAACATACGCCTCTTGTACAACCGTCCATGCCCCACCGTGTTTAACGTAGTAATTACCACTAGTGACTTCCTTCCAAGTGCCGTTATCCTTGACGTAAAACGGCATATTAACTTACCTTTAGCCAAATGTCTCCATCCTCACCACCAGACGGGTTTGATGTTGATACAGTCCTGTCAGAATGAATGCGGGTGTTTAACTCTGCTAGTCCTCGGTAAACAACGTACACATTGTTTGTGCCAGCAGAGGGCGCTGCATCAAAAATTAAATTGGTTCCTGAAGCAGTGTAAGACTTTCCAGTCCCCGGCTCTTGAGGCACGTTATTCACATACACGTTTAAGTCTTCAGAAACATTAACCGGGCGGTTTAATGTAAAAGTTGTAGTTGATCCGTTCCCACTGAAATACTGGCTAGTAGGGCTTGCTGGTGTTTGTGATGGCGGTGGTCCAAGATATGCCATTAATCTGCATCCTCTATTGTTAGAGTGCCAGCCGCCACTTGGCGTTGGATTTCTGCAAAATCTGCGTTGTCTGGGTCAAGGGGAACAGCCACCTTAACATCATCAATCGTGCAATAGATGCCACACTCTTTACCAGTTATACCGTTTTTATAATACTTTGCTGATTTAATGTCCATTTTTACAACTCCGCAGATGCCGTTAAAGCACCACCGTAAAAATCACCAGTTCTATAATAACTTGCCATTTGTGCTGAAACGTAAGTTGCAGTAAGTGTGGCACTAAAACTACCACCCATTGTAGGTGTGGCTCTTTTCTCTGTTTTGAATATCCATTGCGCCCTATAATCACTACTTGCTCTATAGGCCGCAATAACAGTAAAACTACCAGAATGTTGAGGTAGTACCTCATAGTACCTCTGACACTTGGCTAACGTAGTTCCGTAGTCCTCATGCTCAAAGGGTGTAGCCTCATCTCCGACTTCAAGTTGAATACCAGTGATTTCAACAAAGTTACTTGTTGAAGCAAAAATACTGCTAACACCAGCCGCCCTATTAGCATTAACATTTGGTCTTAAAGTCGTGCTAGTGCTACCACTTGTGTAAGTGGAGCCAGCATGCATCCAGAACATTAAATCTGTATCATGCGTAGTTACGTCATCAATTTGAGTGTTAGTCGCGGCTGGAATTGACATAGTAAATCTTTGCCAATCAGTAGTAAGGGCGTTTATTTGATTAGCTTGTGAGTTTTTACTAGTATCCGCACCAAATATTATTTCACTGCAAAGGTTAAAAGCGGCATTTGCTCTAGCATAAAAAGAAACGGTAAAGGCTTTTAGTGAAGAACTACTTGACTTTAAACTTTGCAAGTCTTGTCCTTCAAAACGATAGTTTAAAACAAGTCTTTCACCAGCGGCAATGCTGGTATCTGCTGTCGTGCATGAAATCTTTACACTTTTTGAAAACCCAGAAAGGTCAGTTACGGCTGTTTGTGCCATCGTAAACCGACCAGCACTTGCATCTCCTATAGCCATCCTCATTCGGTCAACTGTAAAATAACCATTTGCAGCACCTAGCCCTGTGGCCGATGCTGCTCTTTGAGCGACAATCATTGCCCCATTTTTTACAAGGTTTCTGTTAGTCAAAACTTGGTCAGTGACCTTCGGCACAGTAACTGCTTCGCTTGCAATTTGGTTAGTGTCAATAGTGCCGAGTGCCATTAGGTAATCTCCAGCACACTCAGAACCGCATCACAGCAGTTAGCCTGTGACCCATAAACCTTTAATACGTCAGTGGCGTTCA